GGGTGCATAGGCACACCCACCTTACCCCGACACAGACGCGGACAATCCGCGCGAGAGGAAAAAAGAGGATGAAGGCAATTCAATTTTTTATGCCGATGATTCCGCCGACTGTAACAGCACAGGAACATCGGATCGGAAAATCGAAATCCGGCAAGATGGTCACTTATGATTCTCCGGAGCTGAAAGAAGCCAGATCGAAGCTGACTGCCAACCTTGCTCAGCACAAGCCGAAAGAAATGGTGCCCGATAAGATCCCGCTGGAGCTGCACGCGGTCTGGCTGTTTCCTGTGAAGGAACCTAACCGGCCGGGACAGTACAGGATCACGAAACCGGATACCGATAACCTGGACAAGCTCCTGAAAGACTGTATGACAAGGGTTGGCTTCTGGAAGGATGATGCGCAGGTGGCAAGAGAGATCATCGAGAAGATATGGTCCAATCAGCCGGGAATTTTTATCAAGGTGTCTGCAATCGAACAGGAGGAACAGTGATGAGCGAAAAAATCAGAGCTATTGTGAAAAGACCGGATGAACGTTACGGGCATGTGACGAATATCTCCAATTCGCTGAAAAATCTGCAGAAGACCGTAGACGGCCGGATCGAGGTCGTCCGGATCTCTTCGGAGGTGGCTTTGATCATCAATGAGGACGGTAAGATTTTCGGCCTCCCGAAGAACTTCCAGCTGGGCAAATGGCCTCACTGCGATACGATCGTCGGGACAGTTGCAGTGGTGGGTGTTGACGGCCCTGAGTTCTGCGATTGTCCGCTGGCGTTCAAATCCTGGAAAAAGCTACTTTCGGATTGGGGAAACCTATGAGCACACAGGATGAGGCTTATCAGTTTACAGTCGATCTGTGGAGGTTCTTTAAAGCGTTCGCATTTTCATCATCCAGCCATGACGATGCATTCTGGCAGGAGGTCGTCCAAAAGGCTAACTCGCTTGAGGATCGATATGGGGCGAACAGATCGATGCACGTGCTTATCCTGGATGTGATCGATGCACTGGAGGAAATGATAGATGGCAAAAGATAAGCTGTATGAGGGCCGGATCCAGGGGATGTATTACGCTTACGAGCAGATCCGGAAGAACGGCCTGGAAGAGTTTGGCAAGGAACTGCGCTTCCGTCAGTCTTTTGGAGTGAAGGTGCTGCAGACGCAGAAGGAACTGAAAGATTATGCCGACACGATTATTAACCGGAGCATGCAGGTGATCCTGGTATTCGCTGTGGCAGTTCTACATGATGAGTTCGGCTTCGGAGAAAAACGGTGCCGACAATTCATAGAACGGTTCAACCTGAAAACGGCCTGCCTTGCAGAAGATTATCTGACATGGGATGAGCAGGTTCAGATCGTCGAAGACGAAATCGGAGTACATGTGGGGTTCAGATGATGACTAGGAAATTGATTATTTTGATTGCGATGATGATTATGGGTGCAGCAATGACCGGATGCGGTAACAGCATACTGAAGCGGGCTGACGCCTTCGATGATCCGACCCGCTTTCGTGTCGAGGCTGGTGGAAACAGTATTGGCGTCGCACTGGTAACCGATCGAGATACTGGAGTGCAATATCTCATGAACACACATAACGGTACTTTTGTGGTTCTGATCGACAAGGATGGAAAGCCCTACCTTGCGAATGGATGGAGGGACTATGACAATTGACTACGGGACGCTGCTTAAGATGCGGCGGGAGGATTTAGGTTATTCACAGGAGGATGTGGCTGCGATAGCGGATGTGCACCGTACTACAGTCATTAGAGCCGAATCAGGAAAGAGCATGACACTTGGAGTATTTCTGAGTATCTTACATGCTTTGAACCTGAGAATTGAGGTGATTACGGATGAGAATCACAAATGATACGATAGATTACAATGCTTTTAGAATAATCGACGAAAACACAATCCCTTGGGAAATGTATGAGCAAAATGATGATGCGGATCATCAGCGGATTATCACACTTGGCTATATCCGTGGAGTGATGGACATGGCGAATGCGATGAAGGAGGTGCTAAAGGCGTGAGTGACCAGAGAGCTAAAGCAGATGCCGGTAAGCCCCGGTTGTCATTGGTTCCAAGAGCAATTATCTGGGCGGTCGCCAGAATCCGGGAGTACGGTAATGCAAAATATCATGATCCGGATAACTGGAAAACCGTTGAAGTCGAAAGATACAGGGATGCAGCCTTCAGGCATTTTATGGCATACCTCGATGACCCGCAGGGAGTGGACGAAGAAAGCGGACTGCCGCATTTGTGGCATCTGGCATGCAATATCGCGTTTCTTTGTGAGATGGAATTCCCGGAACACGACGGACTGAATTTGTGATCTTGACGAGGAGAATTGTTAATGTGCGCGAACGAGAACGAAAAGAAAAAAGCATATCTTCGCAGGTATCTTGACTACAAGCAAAAGGAGAAGGAAATCCTGCTTGAGATCGAGGAACTTGAAAGCAGCTATATCCTTCCCTCAAAAGTGGTTGATGATATGCCGCATGGATCCGGAGGAGAAAGGGATCTTTCCGTTTTCGCGTCACAGTATGACCGGCTCCGCAGAAAGCTGATTCAGACGCTCAGGAAGAGCACTGCTTCGAGGACACGGATTGTTAAGGCTATTGAGAGTATGCCATGTGGTGAAGCGGAGAAGACCCTTTTGCGGTACCGGTATATCCTGGGCTACAAGTGGGAGAACATCGCGGACGCAATGGGATACGAAGAGCGCTGGACGCTTGAATTACACGGCCGCGCACTTCAAAAATTCGAAATTCCGAAAAGAGTGCATTAAAATGCAGTATGGGTCTGTGATATAGTATAAGCTGCCAGAGAGCAGGGAGGATAAGCCTTCCTGCTCTTTTCATACTTTTTCTTCAAACCCCTTATGACTCGGTGCCGGATGTCCGGCACCATGATTATTTCCGGGTTATGCCCGGTTTGCATAATGACGAAAGGAGGGCTGCAATGACAGAAAAACAGAAAAGGTTCAGTGACGAATACCTGATAGACTGCAATGGCACTCGTGCCTACAAGGCAGCCTATCCGAGCGTGAAAAAAGATACAGTGGCCGCAGTGAATGCGGGGAGACTGCTTAGAAACGCTAAGGTTCAGAAATACCTGTCTAAGCAGATGGAGCAGCTCCACAACGATCGAACCGCGGATCAGCAGGAGATTGTCGAGTACCTTACAAGCGTGCTGAGGGGAGAATCGCAGTCGGAGATCGTGGTGATTGAGGGGATAGGAGACGGATGCTCAGAAGCCAGGCGCGTGACTAAGCTTCCGGATGAGAAGGACCGGCTTAAGGCAGCGGAGCTGCTTGGTAAGCGATACGGCATGTGGACGGAAAAGGTTCAGGTCGGCGGCATGGATGAAGAGCAGTCGAAGCTGTCAGAGCTGCTTGAGCAGCGCAGAGAGAGGCGTGGTGATGCCTGATGAAGGTCGGGCGTAAGTTTGATGCTTTCATCGATCACAAAGCGCCTGTGGAGTTTCTGGAAGGTGTAACAGCAGCGGGAAAGACAACCGTAGGTATTTACAAGTTCATGCTGAATGTTGCAGAGAGTGCGAGACCGCTGCACATCATTGCCGGATTGGATACCGGCACGATTGAAAAGAATCTGATCGACAAGGACCACGGGATCCGGGAGGAATTCGGCTGTCTGGTTGAATACAACGGTAACGGAACAAAAGACCTTAAGCTGCCGCATTTGTTGTTCCATGTTGCACCGGGAAATGACAAGAAAATCCTTGTGCTCGGCTATGATGACAGGAAGCGCTGGAAGAAAGCATTAGGCGGTCAGTACGGATGCCTTTATATCGACGAGATCAACATCGCAGACATGGACTTTGTCAGAGAGGCAGCCATGCGCTGCGACTATCTGCTCGCAACATTAAATCCGGATGACCCGGCATTGCCGGTGTACAAGGAATACATCAATCACAGCAGGCCGCTTCCAGCATGGAGAGAGGACACCCCTGCTGAGATCCTTGAGGAACTGACGGAAGAGCCGAAAGAAGGATGGACGCATTGGTTTTTTAACTTCGACGACAATATAGCGCTGACGCCTGAGAAGCTAAAACGGATCAAGGATAATGTCCCGGAAGGAACAAAACTGTGGAAGAATAAGATCCTTGGTCTGCGCGGCAGAGCAACAGGCCTTGTATTCAGCAACTTTGACAAAAAAGTCCATGTAAAAACAAAGGTCTGGGCGGAACAGTTCAAAGAACAGGAATCTGACAGGCGGCTCACAAGTGTAGAATTGAGGCAGAAGGAGCGCTTCAGGTTCTTTTCTGCCGCGGTCGACACCGCGTACTCGCAACAGTCTCCGGACACGATTGCGATGTCATTTATCGGCATCACAAATAAAGGCAGATGTATCGTGCTGGATGAGCGAGTCTATAACAACGCGGAGCTGTCAGTGCCAATTGCACCGTCCGACACTGTAAAGAACATGATCGACTTCCTGGAAAGGAACCGCAGGGAATGGGGTTTTACAAAGGACGTATTTATCGATTCTGCTGATCAGGCTACAATAACCGAATGTCTGAAGTTCAAGCGGATATACGGATGCATTTACAATTTCGTAAATGCCTGGAAAAAAGAAAAAATCATAGACAGGATCAACACACAGCTCGGATGGTTTGCGGATGCAGGCTCCGAGCCGTGCTTTTATGTGCTGGATCACTGCAGAACATACATTCACGAGCTGGAAGTATACAGCTGGAAAGAAGATAAAGACAATCAGCCGGAAGACGGCAATGACCATATGATCAACTCGGTTCAGTACGGATGGCTGCCGTATGAATCGAAGATCGGAATCGGAAGGAGGAAGCAGACCTGATGGGCTGGTTCAGAGATTTTGTATTTAAGCTGCTGAAAGTGCAGCCGGCCACGGAGAAGCGGATTACGATCAGGGAACCGCTGACCTTCCGTGCCAATGTGTTAAAAAATCAGATCTGGTATCGCGGAGATCCTGCGGAGCTGGCGCAGTTCTTTAAGCAGACAGCAGTAATGGACACGGACACGAATCGATTCTGGGCCGCGGTACCGTACGGGAAGGTCAGGAAGATCCATAGCGGGATCGTATCGATCGTTGTTGACAGATACAAGGATATTGTCACAGCTGATTTTGACGGTGTTGATTTTGGGGAGGACGAAGATTCTCACCCGATACTTGACACCTGGAACGAGATTGCGAAGGACTGTGATTTTGCGGGGTTGCTTGGAGATGCGATAGCTGGATCCCTTTCTTCTGCAGATGGAGCGTTCAAGATTTCCATCGATGCGGAGAGTAATTTCCCGATTGTTTCGTTCTATGAGGCGGACAGCGTGGAGTTTGTTACGAAGGGCAGAAAAACCACAGCTGTTAAATTCTACACGCCATACCAGGCCGATAAGAAGGAATTCCGTTTGGAGGAAGAATACGGCATCGGTTATGTGAAATACCGGCTGTTCAGTGAAGACGGAAAAGAAGTTGATCTTTCAGAAGTCGAAGAAGTTGCCGGATTAAAAGACACGACGTTTAATGGCGATTTCATGATGGCCGTACCGCTGATTGTTTTCCGGTCGGGCAAGTGGCAGGGTCGCGGTAAAGCCCTGTTTGACTCCAAGACGGATGTCTTGGATGCACTGGATGAAGTGATCAGCCAGTGGCTTGATGCAGTCCGCATGGGCCGCGTGAAGCGGTATATACCGGAAGATATGGTGCCAAGGGATCCGAATACCGGGCAGCTGATTGAGGCAAATCCGTTTGATAACGATTTTATCGCTGTCGGATCCATGAAGACAGAAGGAGCGCAGGATAAGATCGATGTCTCACAGCCGCAGATCAGTTATGAGGCATACGTGAACAGCTATGCTTCCTTTATGGATCTGGTACTCCAGGGAATTATGAGTCCGGCAACACTCGGCATGGACCTTAAGAAGAACGACAACGCGGAGGCACAGCGCGAGAAGGAAAAAGTCACGCTGCATGTCCGCAGCAAGATAGTGGATGCGCTTAACGAGGTGCTTCCGGTGCTGATCGAACGGATCATGATGGTCAACGATCTTATTCATGGTCCTGCGGCAAAAGAGTACGAGGTGTCTGTCAGGTTTGGCGAATATGCTTCTCCGGACTTCGGGACAACGGTTGATACAGTTGTTAAAGCCAAGCAGGGCGGAATCATGTCAATAGAACAGTCTGTGGAAGAACTGTACGGCGATACCTGGACACAGGAAGACAAAGACGCCGAGGTGGAACGCCTGAAGGCGGAGCAGGGACTGATCGACATGGATGAACCTGCAGTCGGTATGGACGGATTGGAGGATGACACGGGTGATCTGCACGGTGATAATCGGGAAACGCGGGTACCGAATGACGAAGGAGAAGGTGGAAGCGCTCCTGAAAATAGCAGCGGAGAAGGTGCCGGTCGGAATTTACGCGATCCGGAAGGGCAGTGATTATTTCGAGCTTAGAAATGACCCTATGACCAAAACGCAGATGAAGCGCGTCCGGCAGCAATATGCGACACAGGGAGTGAAGGTTTACTGCAATGGCCTATGATGCGGGAAAAGCATTTGCGAGAATCGAAGAAGAAATGATCGAGTCCATGATGCGAAACCTGAAGCGCCATCTGAAAGAAGAAGACGATGAAGGATTCGACTGGAACCAATGGCAGGTCGAACAGCTGAAATACCTGACGGAATATCGCAAGAAAAACCGAAAAAAGTACGGTCCGGAATTTGATCGCATCAATAAACGAATCGAGGACGCGATACGGTATGCAAAAGAGAATGGACAGAAAGATGAGGAAAAACGAATCCTTGAGACTCTTTCGAGAGGAAATGTTCCGTTAAGGCAACACACAAATAATAACGGGGCGGCCATTGAGGGCTCCGGAGATGCGTTTTTCAGAATCAACGATAAAAAACTCGAAGCACTGGTGAAAAGTACGCACAGTGATCTGCAGAAGGCTGAGCAGGCCGTCCTGAGGCGCTCCAATGATCAGTATCGAAAGATAATATTTGACGCTCAGATGTATGCCAATACCGGGGCGGGAACAATTCAGAAGGCAGTGGATATGGCAACGAAGGATTTTCTCCTTCGCGGTATTGACAGCATCGTCTACAAGAACGGCTCCAGACACACGATCAGCGACTATGCGGACATGGCGATCAGAACCGCTGAACGTCGGGCTTATCTGATGGGAGAAGGCGAAAAGCGGAAAGAGTGGGGCGAGGAGCTGGTTATAGTCAATAAGCGCGGTTCAATGCGTAATGGTGATCACGGCACAGCATGTCCTCAGTGCATAGTGTGGCTCGGAAAGGTACTGGTAGATGATGTGTACTCCGGCGGTAAGCCGGATGGAAAACATCAGCTGCTCAGCACGGCTATGCAGCAGGGCTTCCTGCATCCGAGATGTAAGGACGGATTTACGACGTATTTCCCTGGGATCAGCTCCGCTCCAGATCCGGACGCGACAAAGAAGGAGCTGAAGGAAGCAGCTAAGGCGGAGAAGGGGGAAGCTAGAGAGAACTATGTAGAAAGGCAGGCAGACAGGCAGGATCGGCTTGCAAAGCACAGCCTTGACCCGGAGAACCGGCAGACTGCCCGCCATCGTGCAAACCAGTGGAAGGAACAGGCAGCTCCATTCAAACCGGCGGAGACAATCGAAGAGGCACAGGAATATGCAAAGCAGTTCTGCAAACAGAACTTCATGGATCGGACATTCAAAGGGCAAGTGGATTTCAAGGGCATCTCGTTGGAACACGCCAATGCAATCAACCGTTCTCTGACGGAAGTATATGGTAGATTTCCTGATCTCGAAAAGCTGTCAGGAATCAAGGCTGTAGATCCAACTTCAAGACTTGGGAAAAAGGCTTTTCCCAGCGGAGAAGACGCCTTGTTCTCATATGATCCAGTCCAGCATGGCATTTATATTAATAAGGCTGTGCTGAAGAATCCGAAGACACTGGATGCGTACATGCAGCGATCCAAGGAATCATGGGATCTCGTGATGAACAACATGGACAAGCTGTCCGGCCGTCAGAAAGAACTTGCCGAGAGGTATGCAAAAGCTGGGCGGGAGCTCGTGAGCGGTGACACGGTCGAAGGCCTTTTTACACATGAACTCGGCCATCATGTCCAATGGACAGTATTAGATCCGAAGACTACCAACAGCATAACTGGACGAATGCAGGAATATGCGCCTCATCTTTCCGGTTATGCCACAGCAAGTAAGTCAGAATATCTTGCCGAAAGCTTTGCAGCCTATATGAAGGGCGAGACGGATCTGCTGGATCCGGAGTATATAAAGTCCTTGGAATCAAAAGCAAAGACAACAGCAATAAGCACTGCCTCTCGTACAACGCCCGAGGCGATTAAAGGATTTCATGCTGTTCGTGAGAATGTTGTAGTTGATACGATGCGTAAAGAATATGATCCTTGGATAGAAATGCTCTCAAAGGATGAGAAGCATGCAATCCGCAAGTATACAAAAAATTCTTTACAAGAAGAAAAAGATAATAAGTTCTATCAGAGATTAAACGCTATGCTTCGGGGAGATGCACCTGAGGATCCATATCTAAGAGGATACGCTGACACGATATCAGCTGCCCTTAAAAAACAGCCATTGCAGGAAGATATTATCTGTTTTAGAAATATTAAGGTTGATCCATTTGCAGGCTCAAAGGTGGGAGCACAAGTGAGCGGGAAACAGTTTTTCAGCACATCTGTAATCCCCAGCAGGGCATTGGACGGAGAGTACCACATAACAATATTTGCTCCAAAGGGAACACCTGGAGCTTATGTGGAAAAGTTAAGCCGAAAGCCAGGACAAAGAGAATTCCTGATTGACAAGGATGTGCAGTATAGGATAAAGTCAAGAAAAGGAAATGATATTGTGCTTGAGGTTATAAAGACATGGAAATGACGAAAGAAGAAATTGAATACTGGAACGACCGATCTGACGAGGTACTGGTTTTCGTTCATGTTCCTGATAATGATTTCAGACCGCCGACAGAAGAAGAGCAAGCAGATACAGAAGCGGAAATTGACAGAATCATGAAAGAGTATTATTCATAGCCACCCCTCCCCAGCGGATCGGGTGGTTTTCTTATGTCCGAAAGAAGGCAGAGATGCAGGATTTTCGAATCATATACAAGATATTAATGATCCTTCAAAAGTCTATGGACCTGGAAGAATTCGACAAAGAAAGCCTTTCAGCAGATCGGCTTGGCCTGTCAGAACCCAAGTGGTGCAGGATTATGGCTATGTTGATCAATGAGGGATATATCAGCGGAGCACAGACATGGAACAGCATGGATCAGGGCTATCCGCGGGTTGCTCTTACGCGGCCAGAGATCACTCTGAAAGGGCTTGAGTATTTGGAAGAAAACAGCCTGATGCGTAAAGCCGCCAACATGGCAAAAGGAATAATAGACACAATCACATAAATGACAATTGCAATGTTGTTGATACAGGAGGCATCTCCGTTTGGAGGTGCTTTTTTCATGCCTGAAAGGAGGAAGCATGAAGCCCATCAGAACAGAATACTCGAATGCCACTTATACAGCTGAAGGCTGCTTCGATCTCCCGGCCACGATCGCCAACCGGCAGGACGGAAGCCAGGAAGTCGAGACTGTCTGGGAGTTGACGGATGAGGAACTGGAACTTATTAACAAGGACTGACGGGTCTACCTGTACATCATGGGCAGGCAGATGCCGCCGGTCTATTTGTCGGCGCAGTCAGATCTTGCATAGACGGCAAAGGCTGATGCACCCTGAAAGGAGGCAAAAATGGAAAACGTAAAAGTCAGAGCCATGCGTGATTTCCGTGATCGAGAGTGTGGACTGCAACTTCGGAAGGCCGGAGAAGAATACGAAGTGAGAGAATCCAGGGCGAAGAAGCTGGAAGAGATGGGATTTGTTCAGATCCTTCAGGAAGAGGCGCCACCGGATCCTGCCCCTTCGGTCAAGAAGAAAAGTAAAAAATGATGACAAAGCATCGGACAACCGGTGCTTTTTTTATGCCGTCTAAGCCGTTGGAACGGTCAGGGCTTTCGGTTCTTTCTCCCTGCATATCCCGGTTCGAATCCGGGAGGCGGCCTCGTCCCTTTGGTATCTCCGGACGAAAAATGGAGAGACAGAAGCACGAGGACTGAACCTCGAAAAAACAATGATCTGAAAGGAGAACTCATGAAAAAAGAAGAATTTGTCGCATTAGGTATTTCTGACGATTTAGCAGAGAAAGCTGCTTCGGCTTCTGCGGAAGAGCTCAAGGGTTTTGTTCCAAAGAGCCGCTTCGACGAGGTAAATGAAGAAAAGAAAAATCTGCAGACAGCAAAGAAGAAGGCGGAAGATGACCTGGAAGCCTTGAAAAAGACTGCCGGAGATAACGAAGCCCTCACGAAGCAGATCACGGATCTGCAGACAGCTGCGAAACAGAAGGACGCCGAATACGCTGATCAGATAAAGGCTATGAAGCTTGCGAATGCGATCCGGCTCGGTATCACCGATGCTCAGGATGCAGATCTTGTCGCCGGTCTTGTGGATCAGACGAAGCTGATCCTCGGTGATGACGGAAAGCTTACCGGCCTCGATGAACAGCTGAAAGCGCTTCGCGAATCGAAGCCGTTTCTGTTTAAACAAAAAGAGCAGAACAACAACGGCAAGGGTGCCGGCTTTAATGTAGGATCCGTCAAAGGCGGCAAT